AACCCTTGTATCTTTGAGAATAGGGCTGTCCTCATCTTTCCAAACAATGCTGAGATAGCGCATCGCATCGCTAGAGTGTGATGTCCAATCGTGCTTCGGGCGATCTCTAAATACTTTCTTATCATCATCCCACTCCCTTTGGTATTGGCGCAAACATTCAATTAGTTCGTCACACTTATTATCGAACCAAGCACGGGTTAATGCAAGTCTTGTAGCTTGTATTCCATCCTGAAGTGATAGGTTTGGAACAATTTTTAGCTTATTTATGTCAATTTTTGTCGCAATTTGTTCAATTATGCTCTTACCACCACTAGCCAAGGTTTTAGCCCTAGCGTCATGGGGCAGGTAGTGATAGCCATACTTGTACCCGTATTGATCCTCTTTTTGGGCTAGTAAGCCTGTGTAGTAAGGGATAGCCTGACCGTTACTAGAATGGTGGTCTAGCACCCGTATTTCACCGTATACGACCTGAAACCAAATCACAGCCGTGGAATCATTAAAGCCCAAGTCCCATACGGTATGGCATGGGAACATTGGGTCATAGTCCACCGATGTAATGCGCTCAAGGTCGGTGATCCTACGCATCTCCTGACCGTAGAATGCGCCAACTATGGCCGCCTCGAATGAACAAAGGAACTCGGCTTCATACTGATTGGTAGACATCATGCGCTGGGCATCTTCTAGTTCAGCTTGTGGCAATAAGCCTGATTGATCTGCTCTTAGTGTCTTAGAATACCAATCGGGATTGTTTTGAGCGCCTTTGTATATGTCATAGAACCCGTTATGCCCACGGGGAGTCCCAATAAATACGGCATAACCGTTTCTGTCTGCAAGGGCTGGTCTTATGATTTCACCCCATACACGGGGTTTCATATCAGCAAATTCGTCAAGTACTATCCCATCTATATAATTTCCACGAAGGGAGTCAGGCGAATCAGCCCCAAACAGGCGAATTTTAGCCCCGTTATGTAGTTGTACCCATAATTCGGATTGATTGACTTTTTCTAGTGCAGGTGCAGCAAAGCGTAAAAGGTAGTCCCAAGCTACTGATTTGGCCTGTGAATAAAGTGGGCAAAGGTAAAAGTACCTGCCATCAGGCTTGCGTTCCTTAATTGCCCGCTTAATCAGGTCATTAATGCTGGCTACGGTCTTTCCTGCCCGTCTATGACAGACTAGGACTGCCCAGCGTTGCTTACGCTTGTGGAAGTCTTTAAACGCATCCCTGACCTTGTATTCAAACTCATGTACTACTACTTCACTCATCTTGCCATTTGTAGATATGAGTTATAGGTGCAGTAGCATCACCAGCGTGTTCTGTCCTAGCCAGCTTTGGTACATGGTACTCAGCGACTTGCATGAAACAATCAAAGGCTACCTTTGGCCCTAGCTTCTCGTTCATAGCGATCTCATCAAGCCATTGTTGTAACTTATGGCTATTACCATCCACGAACTTAGCGATAGCCTCTCTAGCGAGTGCTGTTGACTTATTAGGGCTACCTTTAGGTCTACCCTTTGGATTATTTGTTTGTTCTTTAATGCTCATACCTTACCCAAGTAGTTGTTAAGATAGGTTAATATTTGGTATAATTATATTACAAAATAAGGAGATTGCAATGATTCAAATTACTTTATTCCGCAATGACAATGGTTCTATTAACTGCGAACTTAGCAACGATGCCATTGATTTAAAAAATGATGACTATGTAGCGTTGTTACAAGATTCTATTGCCATGCTTCAATCTGAATTGCTTACGGCAGAATTACAAGCCTAGTTTGCTTTGATTCTCTAAGTATTTGTAATAGTTGTCGATAACCTGCTGGTCTATAAGTTCTGATACATTTTTGGAACTTTTCTCTAAGCCGCCAATTGCCATGTTTCTTAAATCACCCCGTTGTTTGGCATAAGCCTGTTCATATTGGGGGAATAATTTAGGAAATAAAACTTCTATCGGCACATTATTGCCAAGAGTTCCAATGTATTGACCCGTAAAGTCTGTTGAATATGTGGGGTTTTTACTTGGGCGCAGGTGCATACCTTCAGGGCCAACCTTAATTAAAGTGTTACCAATATAGCCTTTTGGTACGCCTTCTAACGCTGGATCACGCAAGGCGGCAGCTAAATCTTCAGCATTGAACCCTAAATATTCTTGTCTACCTTTTAATCCAGCAGTTCTATTTATAAAGGTTTTTCGCAAATCTCCAGCAGTACCAGCAACACCCTCACCAGTAAACAATTGCATACGACCTTCTTCGGTGTTTACTCCAGCAAAATCTTTAAATGGCGTAGTACCTCTTTGAGGGTCTTTGTATTGTCTAATGCTTGCATCAAGTTCTTTTATAAACTTTTTGCTTGGTTCTCTTGCATCAATAATTCCAAGCATTGTTTCTGTAGGCATGACGCTAAAATTCATATCACCCTCGCCCATGGTTATGGGTGAATGAATAATGTCACCAGTTCCACCAGCGGCTAGGTTTTCTTTTCTAGCTTGGGCATCTCTACTTTGAATGCGTTTAGCAATTCCTAGGTTAGATGCTCCAGCAATACCTTCTTGCATATGAGCTATATCACGGGCATAGTCTTGCCCACCGTGGGTTATTACGCTTTTAGGCAACGCTTCGCCTGATATAGACTTAACAGCATAATTTCTGCTAGAAGCATCCCAAGGCATAACCATAAGGCTAGAACCTTTTAGATTTTCAATTAATTGTGGTTGTTTTTCAGCTAAACCACCTAAAAATTCACGCTCATACCGTGTGCCAACTATTCGATTTACTTTTAAAGGCGTTGATGGCAAAAAAGACCCCATTAAATTAGGTACTTGAGCCATTTGGCGTTCAAATGCTTCCTTGTCACCTATCTGAATACCTTGATTACCCATAATTAAACCAGCGTCAATATCACTTCGTAACTGATTAATGTTCTGTTTAGCGGTCGGAATAACGCTCGTAGCGTAGTTTCTTAGCTGTTTAGCTAAAGGTGCGTTTGGCCCTGTAATCTGACCTTGCGGGCTAACATATCCTATTTGCCGCAATGTATCTGCAAGCGTAGCCATTATTGCAACCCTATATTTGTAAAGTGTGCTTCTATTTTATTACACATATCAGCTAATTTGATAGGGTAATTCTTACGCATCTCTATGATTCTAGGTCGTAATGTTCTAATGTTTTTCTTGGCTTCCGCCACTTCTTCAGGGTCTAAGCTGTATATCCAATGCTTACCTAATTCGTTGTCTTGTATCCAAGGCAAGTTTTTAGTAAGGAAATAAGGCATTGCACCGCACAATGTGGCATCTAGGTTAGTTGCACTCATTTCATCATAAGTGAAAAATATACGGGTTAATTGCAGAATTTTGGCTAAATCATGCTTTTTTTCGGGCCATGATCTAGTTATTTCAACGCAATCTTTAAGGGGCTGGCACTCTTGCCTAAAATGTCCTTTACCTACATAAAAAGTATTGAACTTCTTAGGTGCATCACTTGGTTTAAATATTTCTAATTCAGTAATGGGGTAAAACAGTACATCACAGTCGTTAGCATAAGTCTTAGAAAACGCCAGCTTAAAGTCTGTGGGCTGCCATTGAATTGCTGGGCCTTGAAAGAAATCTTCGGGGGCTAATAAGTATCTAACCACTTTTTTAGCATTTAAAGGATTATCTCTACAGCCTTCGGGATATATGACTATTGCTTCAGGGTCATGTCCTAATGGGGTATTCCAATCAAAATTAAGCCTGTAGGGTGGCTCATAGAATGAAATTGTAGCCGTGTGACCTATTTCGTTTAATGCGTGGCATAAGTAATGACAGTACCAAAGACCACCGCTTTTATTAGAATAAGGCGGTACTGCTACCGTAAATTTCAATTACTTAACTTCTTTATCCATGTCTTTCAGTTTATTGGCAAGCATAGCCCTGCGCTCTAGACGCAATCGTTGCTGTTTCTCTAGCGTGGATTCTTTATGGGGCTGTAGTAAGCTGTTTTCGGGCTTAATCTTTTCTTTTTTAAACATATTATTTCCTCATGTAATCGGGCGGTAGTGAGAAGTAACGGTCACCAAACTTCATTACTTGGTAGCCCCTGTCTTGTTCGCCTTGTACGCCCATCTGAAATGTAGGGTGTGCCGCACCTTTTAGCATCATGTAAGAGTTTTCGGGCAGATTGTAGTCCATGCGGTATTGCATAGGTGTCGGGGCTACTGAC